AACGAAGCCGACAGAAGGAAGCCATACAGTCCAACCAGCCTTGGGTGTGTAGTAATCCCATGCCGGGACGAGTGTATCCGTGCCGGTCGTGGTGGCCTGAGCCGCCCACACAGCAATCTGGTTGCTCTTGCCAGCCCACAAGCCGGAGCCACCGAAGATGATGTAAGCGTCCCCATCATTCGGAGAACCGGGAGGGGTCGAAGCCGCCGCTACTACGCTGGCCTGAACGAGAGCGTCAATCCCGCGAAGGAATGGGCGTAGCTCGTCGTAATAGGTCTCACCAATTGCTGCATTGTTGAGAAGCCCGAGTTTGGAACCGAATGAAATGTTAGCTGGCATAACTTAACTCCTCTTAACTTCCGAATGATGTGCCGAAGGTTTCCCCGAAGCCCATCGGTGCTGGTGCGATGGTGTAGACTGCCGTGGCAACCGCTGATTCTGTAAATCCGTTGGCCTTGGCGATAGCCTTGACCGTCGTCGTCGTAGCCACCGTAATCGGAACGGTGTAAATCGTTGAACTGGTGGTTGGTGTAGAACCGTCAGTCGTATAGAAAATGGCTGCGCCCACGGTGGTGTCCGAAATCGTAACCGTCTGTGCCGAGGTATAAGTTCCGGTCACTGGGGAGAACGTCGGGGTGTCCGCTGTTGGTTCATCCGTACCATAACCAAAGGGAGGGGTCGGCATGTGATGCACAACCTGAATTACCCCCTGAAGGTTGAATGGGTTCTGTGTATAAAGCAGATAGCGGTTATTCGCACTATCGTATGTGAACGTGATAATCGGCGTCAGAACCCCGTCCACATACACTTCAAGGTCGCGGCGAGGGTCAAACAATCCTAGTGGCCCGTTTTGTAGCAGAGGGCCTTCGAACTGCTCTAGGATGAACTGAATGCGGTTAGGGAACGGAGCATTAGTTTCAATTCTCATCGTCACTCTCCGCTAGAGAAGAGAGGTACGCGGCTTCCAGAGAAGTCCGCTTACGCTTCATCTTCTTCTCCACAAAATCCTTCATCTTGTTGGTCTGGTCCTGCTTCTTTTCCTTGAGAATCTTGACCAAATCCTTGTCAGTCGGAACATCGTGACCGTGGTCCTGCTTCTCGCCTTCGGTCTCGTACGGCAGACCCTTGTGAAGGTGGGGCTGGTTTTTCAGTTCCTTGTGCTGCTGCTCCTTGAGCTTCTTCTCTTCCTGCTCCACCATGCCGGTCAAATCTTCCTGACCCTTGGGCTCCTCAGCCGGAATGTCCTCGGTCATCGGTGTGTCAACCACCGGAGCCTTCTCTTCGACAGCGGGTTGAGCACGCTCCACAACTTCGGGCTCAGCATTCTCTTCATCACGTTGACGCAAAGCTTCGAGAAGCTGGTCCTGAATCTTCTTGTTTTTGTTCTTGCGAAGGTTGCGGAGTTCGAGACGCTTCTTCATCGCGTCCTGTTCCTTTTGCAATCTCTCCGGGGTTTCCTTCGGGTTCTCCCGCTTGTTCTTCTCAACTTCCTGTTCGCGGAGAATCGTAATCATGTTGTTCTGCACGCTAGGCAGAATGCGTTCGAGCACAGCCTTGCAGTGCTTGCAGATTACGAAGTTGCTACGCAGGTCAAGCTTCTGCGTCGGTGCCGTGAGTTCCGGACGTGGGTCACCGAGGAGACCATCACGCTGGTGGAGATTCCACTGGGCTCCCCAATATAAGAATGCGGGGCACGAGCAACTCAATTGCACATCGAGGTCGTTGGCCTTCTGTGTCTCCTGCACCTTGGACACGTCGAACTTGACACGCACGTCATGGCCCTTGGGGTCTGAATAAGATTCGTGGCACTTGACGTTGTACTGCAAGAACAACTGTCTCGGATTCGAATTGATGCGAGTCGGTGTGCAACCGGGACGACGTTTCACGGAGAATGAATTGGTCTGAGCCACGAGTTCTGGAACCGAGATGGCAACCTTGGTAACCGGGGCGTGCAACTTACCCAACGGGATGGTGATGTAGCCACCTGTGATTCGCATTTTGCTCAGTAGCTCTCTGTCGGCATCAGTCAATTCAAGAGTGGGCTCTTTGGCTTCCGGGGCATCCTTAGCCGCCCACCGCTTGACCGCTCCACCAATCCAACTGCGGAACCGCTCCGGGGACATGCCGGACACGTATGGTTTATCGTTGACCCGGATTTCCCACTTGTGACTCATTGGTGAGCCATCTTGGCGACGAGGGTAGAGCATCACGGTCACGCCGGGGTAACGGGGGTTCTGGAACATGTTCCATCCCGTCTCCTCCCATCCATGGCCTTCTACTATATTTCGCCAAACTTCAATGTAATTTTCCACGCAGGAAGCCCTCACTGTAGAAAGCGATAGCTCAATAACGTAAGGGGTTTGTGTTGCCTTCGCCGTAGAAGATGACCACCAGACCACCGAGTCCACCCCAGATGTATCCGGTCTCAATCATCTTCCTAACCAGCAGAGCCTTGACATACTTACGGAACTGGGAGATGGTCATATCCCCCTTGAGGTTGTTGCAGTAGACGCACGCCGGAAGAAGATTGTCGATGGAGTTCCGACCACCCCTTGAACGGGGTGTGGCATGGTCAATCGTTTTGGCTTCGAGGCCGCAAAACCAGCAGCGACCGTCGCACTTACGGATAGCCTTAATCCAAAGAGAACGCGAGGTACGGGACAAGAGAGTTACTCGGTTTTAGTTTCTATTTCAGTTTCCTGTTTGGGTTCTTCTGCGGTACGCCCGAGGGCTTGCATCAGTCGGGGATTGTCGTTGATGAGAACTTCCTCCGCGTGCATCTTACGACGCTTGGTAGCAAGCTCTGCTGCCCTTGTGGGGCTTGTGAGGGCTTCGACAGGGGCCGGAGGAGCGACGGGCTCTACCTTGGCTACCGGAGCGGCCACGGGCTTCACAGCCGCAGGAGGATTCACTTCTTCGATGAACTTATTCTTGAGGAATGCGACGATGCCGATAGGGTCTTGCTTGACCACCTTCACGATTTGTCCATTCCGATACACGGTCAAACGATTCTGGTTGGCCGTATCATGCACCAACAAGTCGCCGGAACGCACATAGAATTCGAAGTCTACGAAATTGATGGTGGTTTTAGCGACGTAACTCTTTTGCACCGATGGGCTCCTTCACACTAATACTCATAAAAAGGGGTGGAAATTGGGAAAATTGGGTTTCACCAACCAAAAAGAAACGCCCGGTTGCACACCGGGCGTTCTTCTAACACTGACTCTTAGCACTTAATCAGGTACCCATCACGAAGAAATCCGTGGTAGTTACCCGAAACAATGCTACCGCCTCCGGCTCCGCAGGTGTTCCCAAAGTTCTTATCTACGGTAATGGTGGGGGCTGTACCACGACGCGGCCAACACCTATGGTTCCAATCGTCGGGCATGGTGCAGTTAGAGGCATGGCTGTCAATTACCCAGTCGCCTCCCGGAGTACGCACACAAAGTGGCGGTTCGGTGGTGCTATTCGTGTAGGAATAGCGGCCAGTATCTTCGTTCATGTACCATGTCAAGAACCACATGGCACCGGGTCCGAAGTCATTCAGGTTGTCGCCGCGTTCGCCAGTGTCAGCGTTGACCCACACACGTCCCTTAGAGCCCGAGGAACCTTTGATTGCCTCTGGAGAGAAGGTATGGTTGCCACAGCGAGAACAATAGGGGAGGGCTAGAACGGAAGTTAGTTCTCGTCCAATCCAGTCTCCCGGATAGGTGCCGTTTTCACCGAGAGTAAAGCGATGAATGATTCTCTCGGAACGGTGGTAGTCGAAGCCTCCGACACACTTACCTTTTTCGGTAGTTATGACGGACTCATAGCCTTCTCCTGTTAATTCTACGAGAAAGCAGCGGATTGTTTCTTGGGTTGAACGCAGTTGGTCGATTGACCTGTTTTGCAGGTGGGCTGGAATCATATAGAACCTCGTTGTCTAAGGTCGATTTGTACTACTGTAAAGAGGTTCTATATTCCGTATTTACCCATTCGGAGGAGACGTTGACTCGGACTGCAACCGGGCGATACGGGCTTGCATCGCCGCTAGGTGGTTCTGCAAGGCCAGTTTGCGCATCGGGTTGAGTTCCTTGGCAATTCGGGCTTCGACTTTGATTACCCTAGCTTGTAGCGTGGCGATAACATCTTCCCTCTTATTCAAGCGAGGGCGGTTCCTGTGAAGATTCATAAGGGACTCCTACTTAGTTAATACCAACAAAAAGAGCGTCCCGAAGGACGCCCTCTTTGGTTTTGTTGCCACCGTCAGCTATTAGTTCTCGCCAACGTTGCCGCCAGCAGCCGAGTTGAAGCGGCCATTGACTGTGAGGCGTTGCACGCCCGAAGGGTTGAACACGAGGAAGCCGAGGTTCTCGAAAATCGAGAAACCAATCTGACGGAGGTCAGGGCGGTCTGCACTCATGACGGTCAGCGGGATACGCTCAGGGATAACACCGAGGAACTCGGCGTCGGCCAGAATGTACACGCAACCGTAACCAACCTTACGAGACTGGAGCAGGGTTGCTCCCCACAGGTAGCCCATCACGCCGGTCTTCAACAGCTTGCGCTGAGTTTCGCGGTCGATGTTCTGCTGTGTCCACTTCAGCAAGTCCGTGTAATCACGGGGATTGAAGAAGCAGAATGCCACCGAGAGGTCGTGACGCTGAACCTGTCCGAAACCATCAGCCATGCTGTTGATGTCGATAGGCGCGGCAATCGCGATGTCGATGTTGTAAATCGGGTCGGTGCTGGTCTTGCCGACAGAAGCGGCAGCAACAGCATCGAACAGGGTGAAGACGTATCCGTCTTCGGCAGCACCGACTTCAGCCTTTGCGAGGTTGAGCGAACGGGCTACCAAGTCGAAACGGCGTTCCTTGATTTGCGTAATCGGAATCATCGGGTTAGAGACGATTTCGAACGTCGGAACGGTAACACGCTTCGGCTTTGTTACGCGAACGATGTCTCCGCCTTCTTCACCAACGACAAAGGCTTCAACAAACGAGCCACCGGGCGTCGAACCGACCGTCTGAGCAGCAGTGTCAAATTCCTTATCGTAGATGGGCAGGGCACCATCCGGCAGTGTTTCAACCATCAACGCCCTACGAGCAATGCTCATATAGTCGCGACGACGGCGCAGCGAAGGTCCGAGAGAAGCGGCAAGCTTCTGACGACCACCGGCAGTCTTGAGCAACTGACCCAACATAGCAGTCTGTTGCTGAGTGCGAGAAAGATTTGCC